CAGCTCAAAGAAACCGGGCGCATCCGCGCTCTTGTGCTCAAGGCTCGACAGGTGGGTATCAGTACTTATGTGGAGGGCAGATTCTTTTGGAGGATAACTCAGACCCGCAATGCAAACGCTTTCGTACTTTCGCACCTGGCAGAATCGACTAACTCGATTTTTAACATGGTTCGTTTTTTTTACGACCAAGTACCTCACCCCGCTTTTAAGCCGCCGATATCGAGTCAATCGGCTCAGACACTTGTTTTTGATGGGCTCAACTCGCGATACCGAGTTGGTACAGCGCGAAGTACCCAAACCGGGCGAGGACAAACAAACCGATTCGTTCACGGATCCGAAGTAGCGTTCTATCCCCAGGGAGCCGACATTGTCGCCGGCTTGCTGCAGACGGTTGGTGCTGAGGGCTCTGAGGTAATACTCGAGTCGACTGCCAATGGCAGCGGTGGTTGGTTCTATGACCAATGCATGAAGAGCCTAAGAGGTGAGACTGAATGGATTGTCTGTTTCGTACCTTGGTTCTGGATGCCTGAGTATCAGCGAAAGCCTGATCCATATTTTGAGGCTACGCCCGAGGAATATAAATTAGCGCAGCAATACAAACTGACTGATGCCCAGTTATGTTTCCGCCGCGCAAAATTGGATGAGCTGGGCTCGAGTGATCTATTTAAGCAAGAGTACCCGTCTACACCCCTAGAGAGCTTCCTAACGAGCGGTCGCTGCTTTGTTGAGGATGCTGCGTTGAAAGATGCGGAGCTCGAGTGTTACACCGAGGATTTCCGCGGTGACCTCAGAAGTGGTGAGCTCGCACCGCATTCACATGGACCGTACAAGGAATGGTCCGCACCGCTGCGAGATGAAAGCTATGTGATTGGCGTGGACGTTGCTGAGGGGCTTGCATACGGCGACTACTCCTGCGCCCAGGTGCTTGACTCGATGGGGCGCCAGGTAGCCTGTTGGCATGGTCACATAGACCCATTCCAGTGGGGCGATGTAATTGCTTCGCTAGGTCAACGATTTAACACCGCATACGTTATCGTAGAGCGGAACAATCACGGTTTGACTACGCTGCGTAGGCTCCAGGAAACGGGCTACCCTTCCCTGTTCGTTGAGAGCTCGGTCGACAATGCGTATGGCGATCGCCTGACAAAGCGCGGCGGTTTTCTCACAACAAGCAAAACCAAACCGCTGATCATCGACAACCTGGCAGCTTTGTTACGGCAGGGCGAATCAGGCATCGCAGATCAGGAGCTCGTGAACGAATTGCGCACGTATGTCATTGATGAGAAAGGAAGTTACAATTCTCAGCAGGGATGCTATGATGACCGAGTAATTGCGTTTGCAATTGCTCTACATGGACTCGTTTCGATGCCTCGCCCTCGAGGCAACATAATACAAAAACGCTACACAAGCGTGGACAGTGTAGCCGGGTATTAACATGAGCGAGCTCCAACTCATTGAAGAGCCGGTCGAAGATATTGACGGCACCCAAGATACTGAGATTCAGTCTCTAGGGTCTCGCCTGTCCGACGTATTTACTGAATACAAAGACGCCCGAAAAGAGACCGAGAACGAATGGCTCAAAGATTTGCGTCAGTTCCAGGGCATGTACGAGCCCGAGGTGCTAGCCAGGCTCAATGAAAGCGGAGCGCGCAGTAAAGTCTTTGTCGGTCTAACCCGTACAAAAGTCATGGCGGCTTACTCCAGGATTGTCGATTTGCTTTTCCAGCACGGCGATTCTTATTTTGGAATAGAGCCCACCCCCATTCCTCAGCTTGATCCGCTCAAAGCAATGCAGATGCGTGAGCAAGCCGTTATGCAGATTACTGCAGCGTCCGGGGGAATGGCGCCTGAGCTCAATGAAGACCTCATCGCGGCGAGAATGTCTGAGCTCGAGGAAGAGTTTCTAGAGGCTGAGCGTATTATTGCTAAGGAAGCCGCAGAGAAAATGTCGGTTGAGATTCAAGATCAACTGATTGAGGCGAGCGCCGAGCAAAAGCTCAAAGAAGCAATCTTAGAAAGTACAATCTTTGGATCTGGCGCCATCAAAGCCGGCACAGTCCGCATCGATCGCGTTCAGAGTTATTCGAGAATACAAGACCCCGCAACAGGACAAACTGGATTCGCATTGTCGCAAATTGAAAAAGCGATGCCCGAGGTCGAAAGCGTTTCGATCTTTGACCTCTATGTAGATCCTTATTGCACGAGCTTAGACGATTGCGAGGGCTTGTTTCGGCGTCACGTCCTAACCAGATCCCAATTGAGAGACCTGGCGGACAGACCAGGTTTCGATGGCGACATGATTCGCTATCTAATTAAACACAACCGACAAGGCAACCATACTGAGGAAGACCACGAGAAAACGCGCCGTAGGATAGCCGGCATCAATGAATACTCTGAGTCCAGCAACCGGTTTGAGGTTATTGAATACTGGGGTGAAATTGATGGGTATGAATTGGAAGAGCATGGCGTGGATATTCCTGAAGGGACTGATCTTTCTGATTATTTTTCTTCTTGTGTTTGGTTTTCCGGCGGCAAGGTAATCAAGGTGATGCTCAACCCTATCCAGGGTTATCGAGTGCCTTATCACATTTTTCCGTATGAGCGGAGCCCTCACCAATTCTGGGGGACCGGCGTACCTCGCATGATGCGAGACAGCCAGACAACCATGAACGCGGCTACTCGAATATGGATTGATAACCTGGCGCTCAGCTCCGGGCCCATGATGGAGGTCAACACAGACCTTCTGGCTGCAGGAGAAGATCCAACTGACATACACCCCTGGCGCGTATTCCTTAGAGAGGGTGGCGATGGGTCTATGGCGGCAGTTAGGTTTTATCAACCGGTTGCAAACGCTAACGGATTAAATCAGATTGTTGAGTTGTTTCGGCGTTTTGCAGATGAAACTACATCGCTTCCGAGTTATACTCACGGGGAACAGACCCGTTCGTTAAATAAGACGGCAACGGGTATTTCGATGTTGATGGGAGCTGCCAACGTTGCGTTGAAAAGCACCATCAAGAACATCGATGATTTTTTGCTGGAACCAATGGTTTCGGCGTTGTTCCATTTCAATATGGAATTTGGCACCAACGAGAAAGCCAAGGGCGATCTCAAGGTGATTTCGAGAGGTAGCACTGCTCTCATACAAAAGGAAGTGCAATCCCAAAGACTCCTTCAATTCTTGTCTTTGGTCTCTAACCCCATGGATGCGGCACTGGTCGATCGTAACCAGCTTTTGCGTGATATCGCGCAATCGTTGGATATCGATCCTGATGAAGTAATTAAATCCGAGGAGAGGTTACAGGCTGAACAAGCACTCCAAAACCAAGCTCTCGCAGGAGCAGTCCCAGGCGGTGATATGGCTCAGCAGCCAGCCCCAATGGAACTTGGTCTTGGACCTGTTGCGTAACAGGTTACTAGACGCTAGCGACAAACTAGAGCACTCGGACGAAAAGAATTTTCGGTTTGAGCAAGGACGGATCCTAGAGCTCCGAAACATGCTCCAACTAGAGGGACAGGCGAAGTCTGTCTTGGAAAAGGCGCGGACCCCGGTAGGGCTATCCGCGATTGAGTAACGAACATCCCCTGGGGACTCGTGAGGAAAACAATATGGCAAAGGTAAATCCAGCGCAGTTGAAGGCAGAAGCTCAAGAACTGATGGATCAACTTACAAAAGCAAAGGCTGAACCCGAGGCATCGGACACTGAGCAAGAGCTAGAGGAAGTGATTCAAGAAGCACCCGAAGAACCAGAGGAGAGTGCTGAGGTTGAAGCTTCAGAGGTGAGTGAAGAGGAGTCGGACGGCGGCGATGACTCCAATGAACTGTCAGCTCTCGATGAACGAATCAAGAAAGCTGAACGAGCCATGAAAGGTGCGCAGCGGAAAATGACTCAAGCCACTCAGGAAGCTTCTGAGTTAAGGAATCAAAACGAAGCCTTACTCCAAGCCGTTTCTGAGCTAAAGGGTCAACTTGCAGAACAGGCTCGTGACAACGAGAGATTGCAACAGTTGAGGGAAGAATATCCTGACGTAGCAACACCTCTCCTGGACGAGATACAGAGACTGCAAGCAAGGGTTGATGAACATGCCGACTTGAATACGAAGAGAGAACAGGACGCAGCCAGGGCTCAGCAGGAACGCGAAATGGAAGCACATTTCGAAAGAATCCGAGCTGTACACCCAGACTTTCAGGATGTGACTAACACTTCTGATTGGGCGCTCTGGATTGAGGATCAAGATCCTGCTACCCAGCAGTGGGTGCAGAACGGAACCTCGAATGACGTGAACGCGGTCATCTCAAGATTTAAGTCAGACATGGGAATGAAAACCCCAACGCCGCAAGAGAAAACTTTGGAGCGGGCAAAAGAGGCGGCATCGCCAAAAATGCCAAAAGCTCGAAAGTCAAATATGAGTGGCGGAAAGAAATCCTGGTCGGTTGATGAGATCAAGCGAATGCCTAACGAATTATTCGAGAAGCATAAACGTGAGATTTTAGAGAGCTACAAGGAGGGAAAGATCCGCCGTTAATTTTTTGCACTCTTGTGAGGTAAATTACAATGGCATTTTCGTTTTTTTCAACAGGGGCAACATCTGAAGTAAACTTCATCCCCGAAATTTTCAGTAAATTATTGCAGTCTAAGTTTTATGCTCAGTCTGTTCTCCCAGCCATATCCAATACGGATTATGAGGGAGAGATTAGTGGTCAAGGCGACAAGGTAACGATTCGAACCGTTCCTGCCGTAACCATCAATGATTACACTGGATCCATCACTAACCAGGAACTCACCACTTCAAAGGTGGAGCTCCTCATCGATAAGGCGAAGTACTATTCGTTCAAAATTGATGATGTGCTTGGAGTTCAGGCTGACATCGATTTGCTTGAGGAAGCGTCTAACGATGCAGCCGAGGGCATGCGCGTGTCGGTCGAGACCTCTGTTTTGGCGAGCGTTGTCACGGGTGCTACCACTATCGGTTCACAGACAACCATCACTCCTTCCAACATCTTGGAAAACATCTTGGCGGCTGCCCAGGCTCTCGATGAGCTCAACATTCCAGAAGAAGGACGTTTCTACGTCATGTCTCCTGAGTTTGTTTCTGCGCTCAAGCGATCAGAGCTGCGTCAGGCGTACCTAACTGGAGATGATGAATCACCTCTCAGAAACGGTCGCGTAGGCGTTGTGGATCGATTCACGATCTACCAAAGCAACATGCTGTACACGCCTGGGTCAGGCGCTGACAGTGGTTACACCCACGTCCTAGCTGGTCACCCCAAAGCAATCTCGTTTGCGTCCCAGTTCACTAACACTGAAACGGTTCGTTTGCAGGATACATTTGGTGAAGCCGTGCGCGGTCTCAAGGTCTTCGGTTCGAAGGTCGTTGTACCCGACGCTTTGTACGTTGGTAAGTGGACCTAAGCCATAACCGGGTGGGGAGCTCTGCTCCCCCTTCCCCCTTATTTGAGGATTAAACATGGCAAGCGCTAAAACCACGAAAGACCAAATTTTCGAGGATGCGAAAGAGAATTTTGACGTGACGTTAGATCGTCGTTTGAAGCTTTCGGATCTGCAAGAGCAATACGCAAAGCTCGAGTCAGGAAAAGCTAGAAAGAGATCTGAGCCAAAAATCAGAAAGCCGAAGCGCGTGAAAAATATTTTTACGGGTAACGAGTTTGATTACAGCGAATATTTCAAAGGCGATCCCGATCTCGAAGTAATCGAATGGGAGGATTGAGATGGCGACCACTAAGGTTGTAGACATTCTGGACCGAGCGTCAATTATTCTTCAAGACAACACAAATGTTAGGTTCCCTAACGTTGAGCTCTTGAAGTTTTTCAACGACGCTCAAAAAGAGGTTGTACTGCATCGCCCGGACGCGAACATGCAGAATGCCTCCTTTACGCCCGTGGATGGCAGCAAGCAAACAATACCGACTACCGGTCTGCGTTTGATTGATGTTGTCAGAAACATAAACGGCTATGCGGTGACCCAGGTCGATCGAAAGATCCTGGATGAAACGCTTCCGAACTGGCACAACACCACCCAGGATTCGGTGAAGAAGATAGAGCATTTTATTTTCGATCCCGCGGATCCTAAGACGTTTTACGTGTACCCCAAGGCAATTGCATCTAGCGATACCCTGGAGATTATTTTCAGTGCGGCACCAGCCGAAATAGCGATCAGCAATTTTGGTAGTGACACCACAACCATCACGCTGGACGATATTTACGCTAACTGCCTGTTGGATTACATCCTGTATCGGGCGTATCAAAAAGACTCAGAGTTCGCAGGTAATGCTCAAAGATCAATGATGCACTACCAGAGCTTCGCTAACGCTTTGGGTGTTAAGGCACAGATTGATGGGGCGCTCGCGCCAACACCGTCAACGCCTGACGTGAACGTTGGACGTGCGTAATGCGGTTTGCCGACTTTACCAGCTTGGTCAGACCAGAGACTCCTGGAGCCCCTGATTTTCTGATCGAGCGTGCCGTTCGAGAGACTGCAATTGATTTTTGTAGGCGCACGGGTGTTTACATCCCAGAGCCTGAGACCATTACAGTTATCAAAGGCATCAATGAGTATGACGTTACGGTCCCCGCGGGAACCGAGCTCAATTACATCACTGATGTTTTTGCGGACCAGGTCAAACTGCAGCCCACCAGTTTCAATCTATTGTTAGAGAAACTGGGAGATGAAACGGAACAAGGCACGCCGCGCTTCTACGCACAGAGAGACAACACGTCTTTCTTCCTGGCACCAATACCTAATGACGCAGACACGTTACGTGTTTTGTACACGCTGAAACCAACCAGCACGGCTTCAAGCCTTCCTGATTCCATCGCAAAAGAACACCAGGAGACCCTTATCCAAGGATCCTTGTATCGCTTGCAGATGATGCCGAACCAGCCCTTCACCAACCCTGGCGCTGCCTCAAACAACAAAATTTTGTACGAGCGAGAGGTCGGTCGAACGGTGCGACAGGTGAAGTACGGATTTTCAGGCGGAACCTTAAAAGTGCGCTATCGGGAGTTCATCTAATGGCTTACAGCGACACTCTTAATTTTGTTGTGGGAGACACTCTCCCTGAGCTCAATTTCACGCTCAAAGATTCTAACACCGCTGCCACCGGTCAAACGCTCGACCCGGAGAACAGTAACACCTGGGCGCCAATCGATATCACTGGCGCGACCGTGAAGCTACGTGTGCGCGCAATCGGCAGCACAACGATTAATGCAGTGATCAACCCAGTAGTCACAAACGGTACTGCTGGCACATGCGCCACAGATATGCCTCTTGCTGCGTTTCCTTCTGCTGGCGTTTATGAAGGTGAAATTGAAATAAGTTTTGCGAGCGGCGGTGTACAGACCGTCGATGACCTCATCAAGTTCAAGGTGAGGGACGATTTTGACTAAGATCATTGTTTCATCCAGGGATCTACGGGCCCAGGTCTACAGAAAAGACCTGAAGGTTCGCGTGACTAACGTTGCCCTGAAGGCAGCGGAAGTTGTATTTGATCCTGACACAAAGAATCGATACTTCCGGGGTGGGCACGAGAGAAACCTTCTCGCCACTATGGTGGATGCTCCCGCCCTGGCTTTTTCCAAATCTGCAGACCAGGACTCCACTTTATTAGTGGATGCGCCGGCGAAAGGTTTTGAGCTTGGCAAAGACAATATTGTCGATATGCAGGACTCCCCTGCAATCCGGGTCGACTTCGTTCGGGCCTTCACAGACGCCTTTACCCTGGACGATAACGCCACCGTAGATGCAATCGTCAAAGATTTCTTTGGCGCCAAAACAAACGTTTTTGGTTTTTCCGACACCCAAGCATTTGGTGTAGGCAAGAACCTCACCGACTCATTCAGTAATGTTGAGGCGATCGATTCGTTAAACGTTGGTAAGGGTCTAAGCGATACGCAGTCAATGACTGAGGTTCTCTCGAGGACCGTGCAATACGCCAGGACGTTTACAGATACGTTTGTGATGGATGACGCCGCGACGGTCGATGCATTTGTAAAAGACACGAGTACTGCGAAAACAAACATCTACACCATGGGTGATGTGTTTAATCGAACGGTCGATTACAACCGAGTATTCACCGACACATACAGCCCAACCGAAGCTCATGCGGTTTCGTTTTCAAAGTCTGCATCTGATGACTCGTTCAGCATGTCTGAAAACTTGTCTCGAGCGGTTACCTACAACAGAGACTTTGCTGACTCATTCAACAACACAGAAGCAATCGATTCATTTGTTTTTGGTAAGGGTCTAGCGGATTCGCAACCCATGGCGGAAGCACACGCAAGCAGCGTGTCTCTCGCAAAGACCGATTCAACATCGATTGTTGACGCGCCAGCTCAGAGCTTCGAAACACCGAAAGCAGATTCGTTTTCGTTCAGTGATACAGACTCTCGTGTCGTTCAGTTCGTTAGAACGTTCACAGACGCATTCACCATGGATGATGCGGCAACGGTCGACGCTTTTACGAAAGATTACAGCGGCGACAAGAGCAACATCTTCACCTTTGCAGATTCCGAGGCGATCACCTTTGCGAAAGCTTTGGTGGACGCTTTTGCGCCCACCGACGATCCAGACCTGGAGGTCGGTAAGGGCTTATCAGATTCAGTGACGGTAACTGAGAACTTCAGTTTCGCACTGTTCAGCAACGCAGCGCTTAACGCTGCACAACTCAACCTAAGTCCATTTAACGAATAGAGGAAGCGCTCATGAAGATTCAATCAGATATGGAAATGAAAGGTCGGTTGACCATCCAGGTCAATGACCAAGTAGTTCAAGAAGTAGACAACCTAGTTGTCACCACCGGTAAGGGCTATGTGGCTAGTCGCATGAAAGATGCAACGGCTACGGCTATGTCTCATATGGCAATCGGGACCAGCACAACTGCTGCCGCGGCTTCACAGACTGCACTGGGCTCAGAGTCGGCTCGAGTCGCTTTGACCAGCACAACGGTCAGCGGTTCGGATGTGACCTACGTTGCAACCTTCCCAGCCGGGACAGGCACTGCTGCGATTACAGAGGCTGCGATTCTGAACGCGAGCTCAGGCGGAACCATGCTTTGCCGAACGGTATTTGCAGTGGTCAATAAAGGCGCCAGTGACTCAATGACCATTACTTGGGTTGTGACCGCCTCATGATGACCGTAGTTGAGATCTTCAATTACGTCAGCGGGATTGTAGCGCTCGCATCAGCAATAGCGGCAGTCACGCCCAGCCAATGGGATAACGACTTCTTAGATCGTTACGTGCAGCCGGTACTGGACGCTCTCGCGCTGAATATTCTCCGCGCCAAAGAGCCCAGCGTGAACGAATGAGGTTAAGTAATGACCGTTAAGTTTACAAACAACGCAAGCAGCACCCTGGCGTCAGCAATAAATACGACTGCAACCAGCTTGACGGTTGCGGACGCTTCCACGTTTCCGTCTCTTAGCGGGGCAGACGATTATTGCTACCTGACTATTCAGCAAGCCACAGGGACTGTTCGCGAGGTTGTGAAGGCGACGGCACGGTCTGGCAACAACTTCACCATCCAGAGAGCGTTCGACAACACAACGGCTCGAGCGTTTTCGGCAAGCGACATAGTAGAGCTCAGGATGACAGCAGCTTTGCTGCAGGATGTCATCGACCAGGCGACTGTAGAGGGAATCAAAACAAACTATCAGTTTGTCCCTACAGCCGGACAGACCCAGTTCTCAGGAGCTGACAACTCAGGCGATACGCTGGTCATTAATGACGCCGAACTAGTCAACGTTTACATGAACGGTGTGCGCCTGGTGCAGGGCTCTGACTATACGGTGAGCTCATCGAATAACCGGGTAACCCTGACTACGGGCGCAACGACTGCAGACATTATCGACATCGAGGTGTTCGGTAACTTTACCGGTCAAAGCGGCGCAGCGGTTGGCATAACAGGTGGTGCCATTTCTGGCACTACCATCACCACCGGGTCAATAAACAACACCCCTATCGGCGCTACCCAGGCGAACACTGTTGCGGCAACTACGCTTACTGCGAATAGCGCTCTTTTGGGCAAGAGCTCCTCTAGTTTTACAACGGCGGGTGTTGAGTTAAATCAAGGCGGAACAGCCGGTAAGGTGCAAATACAGCGCGCCTCAAGTCCGCTTGCTCTTTCTAATCTGACCAACGATGGGACGATTATTGGGTTTTATAAGTCCACTGCACTTGTGGGAACCATCGCTACCACATCAAACAGATTATCAATCGGCTCTAATGATGTTGGCATATTTTTTGACAGCACAAATGAAAGATTAACGCCTATCGATCAAGCCAACCAGGTTGATAGAGACGCCGCTATTGATCTGGGTTACGCCTCAAGTCGTTTTCGGCACTTGTTCCTATCGGGGATTGTTACCGTAGGAGATTCCTTATTCTTACAACCAGACGGCTCCAATGACTTAATCAAATCTACTGGGGGCGTTTTATATGTAAAAGCGAATGAATACAGCTTCCAAAACAACAGCGGGTCTGTTTTTTTAAGCTTCAACAGTTCTGGCAACGCCACATTCGGCGGCAGCGTGTCTGTCACGGGGTCAGGTAATACTGCCCTTGCAATCAACACCGGCAACAATTCTGGTGACAACAGTCAAATTAAATTTGGCGATAGTGCTGATGATGACGTTGGTCAAATCAACTACGATCATCAAAACAACAAGTTCCAATTTAGAACAAACGGTGGCGCTAATTCGTTTGAGCTGGAATCAAACGGCAACCCAGTTTTTAAAGGGATAAACCACACCAACGTACAGGTAAAGTCTGGCGATGATAGCGTTGTAGCGTTCCTCCAAACTGTACAAGGTTCTGATGCTCGTTTCGGCACATCGACAAACCATCCTTTAAATATAGCGACTAACGGGCAGTTCGCGGTCACTGTTGACACAAACCAAAATGTCATTGTGGGTGGCACCTCCGCAGGGGATGACGGAGCAGTTTCAATATCTAACACAGGATATATTCAAGCTCGCATTAACAACGATACAGTTGCCTACTTTGACCGCACCGGATCTGGCGCCCATGGTGAAATAGTAAGGCTGCAACAAAACGGCGCCACGGTCGGTTCTATTTCGACCCTCAACGGCATGCTCGCTATTGGGAACGACAATGTTTTTTTAAACATTGACGGAGGTTCTGGCGATTATATTTACCCAATGTCATCTGCAAGCGGTGGTGCTTCAAACGGGGTTGTGACGCTTGGGTTCGAACAAAGACGATTCAAAGACCTTCACCTTTCTGGGGTTGCTTACGCTAGTCAAATACAAGCAACGAACTCTAATGGCAGTAACGGCACAACTACCGCTCAATACGCAGTCATCGGTCTATCGAGTGGAACTGCGCAAGCCACTATAGGCTCGCATCACCTCGGGGATGGTTATGCAAATCTAAATCTAGGCTCAACTGTAAGCGGTGACCGCAAGATGTGGCACATCAGTAAGCGGATCAGTGGTTCCTCTACTCAAAATCGACTGGAGTTTTTCTGGTACGAGTCTGGTGGATTTAACTCAAGATTTCAGTTCGAGACCGATGGTGCGTTCCAAGCCGTTGACAGAATCACCAGCAACAAAGGGATTCATGGCACATCTGTCAACAACGTAGACGATGGGCTTGTTGTTAAGGCAGGAAGCGGAGACAGCGCCTCCAGCAGGGGTAGGTTTTCCAACAACGCCGCAGACGTTGCGATTGGTAGAAATATCGCCACCTTCCCAGGGACATGGACGAAGGCTGATAACAGCGTTGCCTCTGGCGGTTGGGTATTTGGTACAAGTGGTGCTGCCGCTTTTTACCAATCGAACGCTGGAGATACAACGCCACTAGCAAATCAGCGCTTCCGCATAATGGACGGTTCCAATAACGGTACGGTCATAATTGGTTCAAGCACGACGACGCACTCATACGATGCGCCCAAGGTAAGTTTAACCGGCGCGGGAAACATTGTTGCTGCTTATAGCCTGGCAAGCACGAACGAGTTTTGGATACTTAATAACCTAGCAAACATTGCCTCTGGCGTTGTTTGTAAGGTGGATTTCCGAGTTCTAAATTTATCCAAAGGTTATATCGGCATTACATCTACAGGGGTGCAGTACAACCAAGGCTCTGATTACCGCCTAAAAGACGAACTGAATTACGACTTCGATGCCACCTCACTCGTTAAGAAAATAAAGCCAGTGCAATTTAAGTGGTTGGCTGACATGGACGCTGGCATAGACACTGGTTTCATTGCCCATGAATTACAAGAAGTACACCCGTTTGCTGTCAGTGGCGAGAAAGATGCCGTTCGAGAAGACGGTGAGATTGCGCCGCAGGGTGTTGATGCATCCAAACTAGTCGGCTTGCTTACAAAAGCTTTGCAAGAGGCACTGTCTCGTATCGACAGTCTAGAAGGAAAGGTTAAAGCTCTAGAGGAGGCTGCCTAATGAGCACTAAAGCCCGTGAGTTAGCGGAACTATCCCGGACCATCATCGACACCTCTGACGCTACGGCGATCACGATCAATGCTGATGAAGAGGTCACGTTAGCAGACGATCTGTTCCTAGCGGATGGAAAGAAAGCTGTATTCGGTGCTGGCAATGATTTAGAAATTTTCAGTGCCGGAAGCACTGCTTTAATTAAAGCAGGGAACGCTACATCTGATGTTCGCATTGAATCAGATAATCGACTCGTCATTGCTGATAGGGGTTTCAACGAAGCGTTTGCAGTATTCAATGACGATGCCGACGTTAAGTTATTTCACAACGGCATTCAGCGTTTCGCTACAGCCTCCACAGGTATAGATGTCACCGGATTATTGTCTACCACTGGTTCTATCCGAGCTGCTGGTGATGCCGTGCCTACAACTGGTTCTGGCGTTGAGCTCGTGTTCTCGAGCAACATTGGAAACATTACATCTTACGATCGATCGAACAGCGCGTACCGGCACCTCAACATAAACGGCTCGAGTCTCGACTTTAAAATATCGAACTCAAATGCCTTGAGCATTGATTCATCCTCGAACGCTACTTTTACCGGCACCATATCTAGTGGTGCTATTACAACCAATATAGCTAGCCATGGCACGCTTATAGATTTGCAAGTAGGCGGCGCATCGAAAGGCAACATTAAAACAGTAGATAACGACGTAGTAATACACACCACCGAAAGCGGCCACTCTGGTTTACGGCTTGGTAATACCTATGTTGCACCAACAGATAATGCTGGCGCGGTTGTAAATGGCACCATTGATTTAGGGTTAGATAGTTACAGGTTCAACGCTGTTAAAGCGCTTAGCGGCGACTTTACAACTACTGGAACTGCAAGTTTAGCAGATGGCACAAATACCCTTCGCCTAACGCGGGAAGGCGGGCATGCTGCGGGCAGCCTCGGAACTGGCATTACGTTTGCACAAAGATGGTATGACCAATCAACTCAAAATGTAAGAACAGGCGGCATTTTTGGTATAAAAAGTAACGGTAGCGGGGGTTATGGTGGTGGCTTAGCATTTTATTCACAGCCAAATAACGCCAACGACATGATTAGGGCGTTGTTAATTGATAGCAGCCAAAACGCAACCTTTACAGGCAAGGTCACTATTGGTGCATCATCGCACGATGATACGCTTGTTGTATTTACAGACGCTTCAAATAAAGGGATTACTATACATAGTGGTTCAACATCTAGTTTTGAAAACCCCACTCTCACATTTATAGACCAAGGCAATTCTACATCAACCTTAGCAGTGAAAGGGGATGCGTTTTGCTTTAGCACTTACAACACTACGAATGCCTTACAAGTCATAGGCAATGGCGGGTTAACAAAAGCTAATAATGGTTTAGAGGTTAGTGGTGCGGCTACGTTCAACAGCACTATCTCTAGTGGTGCTATTACAGCGACTTCTAATGGTAATGACCAAATACACCTCAAAGGAACAGATACAACCGCCACTGCAATATTGATGGACTATAACGGCACTGGCGCTACCGACAGGGTACGAATATACAATTACCAGGGTGATTTCCAATTCTTTACAGAAAACGGAAATCAAAAATTAAGTATAGCCAAGACCACTGGTAACGCAGTCTTTGCAGGCACTATCTCTAGTGGCGCTATTACTAGCAGTGGCACAGGCTCG